AATTGGATACGCCATCGCTTTGGTTTTGGGTACTTTAGTCTTAGTCAATATCTCAAAACAAGAGTAAAGAAAGCAGTAGATTTTATATTCCACTTTGAAAAGAATCTTTCAAATTACTGTAAGAAGCGCGGGTATGATGGTGTAATCTGTGGACATATTCATCATGCCGAGATTAAAGAAATAGACGGCGTCATTTATATGAATGACGGTGACTGGGTTGAAAGCTGTACCGCATTGGTTGAACACCATGATGGTAAATGGGAAATAATTACTTGGACACGTGAAAAGGACGAAGTATGATAGAAGATAAAATTACAATTGTTATCCCATGTAAAGATGAAGAAAACTATATCGCATTTCTACTAGATGATTTAAAGAAACAATGCCTTGGAAGAACAAGAATTATTATTGCAGATGCTTCTACAGATAACACAAGAAATATTATTCTGCAAAACAAAGGCAATTTAGATATTGAAATTATTGAAGGCGGCCCGGTTTCTATTGCTAAAAATAATGGCGCTAGACTAGCTACAACTCCCTACATACTATTCATAGATAGCGATGTAAGATTTTTCTCCGACACAGTTATACTTGAATCTGTGTATGAATTAGAATCCAATAATTTAGATTTAGTTGGATTAAATCTAAAATGCTATGATGGAGATAAAAGAGCTCAGATTGGTTTTATGTTATTCAATGTTGTAAATAATATTATGAGGTACAAGGTGCCATTTGCCGTCGGATCATTTATGTTAACTCGTAGAGATAAATTTGAACAGTACGGCAGATTCTCAGAAAAATACGGAACAAGCGAAGACTTCTTTTTATCTAAACAATATGATGTTAAAAAATTTAAATTAGTAAAACATTATTGCGGACAAGATAGTAGACGATTCCAAAAGATGGGATATTTTGGTATGGTTCTATATCTTGTAAAAAACTTCTTAAACAGAAATAAAGAAGGCTATTGGGACAAATTAGATTACTCCAAGTATTGGAGATAACACCTATTCATTTTTATTCTTCTTATTAAGTTTCATTCCTGCAAGCGTACCACAAAAAGCACCCATTGCAGCAGGAATAAGAAGCATATGATCTGTAGTATAATTAATAACTACATTTGCACCTAAAATTGTTATAACTACCGACCATAAAGCTGCAACTAGCACTTTACTATCAGCTACTGATCTTAAATAATATGTATAAAATATATCAATAAAAAATAGCGAGAAAAACGTATTAAAAAATTCTATCATTATATGTAGCAATAAATTCTGCTTCAGGTATTCGGGTATGTGTATCTTTACTACCAAGGACAACTACGATGCGTTTACCTATATCAGTATTTAGCATCATTACAATACATCCACCAGCAATATTAGTCCACCCTGTTTTACTTACAATAAACTCGTGACGCTTACCAATAATAGGGTTAGTATTATTAAAAAAGAACCATTTTTTTCTAATTTTTATCTTTACCTGGGGGGTGCTACTAGCTTCTCTAATGTCAGAGTAATAACTTGCTGAAAGTACTAGCTGCAATAGATCTTTTGCTGTACTAGTATTCATCGGGCTTAGACCAGTAGGCTCAATAAACCTCGTATTATTCATGCCAATTGCTATAGCTTTAGAATTCATATCTCTAATACAATGTATTCTACCCCCCGGATAATTATCACATAGTATAGTAGCTGACTCATTACTAGAATGAACAAGCGCTAATTGTATATGTTGCTCTCTTGTAAGACCGTTAATTACCTGCTTAGGATTTTGTCCTGCATCGACGACAACCATTACAGTCATTAGTTTTGTAATACTAGCAATTGATCTTGATTTATCTGGATTATCACTTTGTATTATTTTACCTTCCCCGTCTGCAACAAGCCAACTCGCAGCAGTAATATCCATAGCAAAGACATTACTTGCTAGTAGAGTAAAGATACAAAGTAATGTTTTCATTTATATGGTTGCGGGGGGAGGAGTCGAACCTACGACCTCAGGATTATGAGTCCCGTGCTCTACCACCTGAGCTACCCCGCGATATTATTTATGTACCTTTGTCCAAGGGTATACCCCCTCATACTTCTTATTCATCTGTCTATTACCTTCAAAGAAGAACCCATCAGTGACAGAACCTTCGTTGCCGCCTAGTCGATAATTTAAAGTATGCTTGTTATTACTTCCGTAATTTTTATGCTGCATTTGATCTTTGACTATTGAATAGAATCTGCGATCAGCACCCCACCCAAAGTCCCAAAGATGACCAGTCATACGAATAAAGTTATTAGTAAAGCAGTATGAGCTTGAATCAATCAAAAAAGCTTGTTCGTTTACATACGCAGGATAACGACCCAATGATTCGCAATTATCCTGACAAATAAATTCTTTATTCTTATTGTAGATATTTCTTAAGCTATAGGTCCATTCATAATTGTATTTCTCACATTCCTCAACTAAGGATTGTACATGATCAGGTTCATACCAATTATCCTGATCAAGAAACATAATGTAATCATGATCAGATAAGTGACTAAAAGCAGCCATCACTCGATGACCGTAATACCCTTTACCACCTGTATTGTAAGGAATATCAGCTCTACGTATTTTTCCGCACGTAAATATGCCTGCGTCTCTTAATGTCTTATCTGCATCTGAACTAAATTTTGAACCATCAACAACTAATAGATGTTCAACATTTTTATACGTCTGATTTGTAACAGATTTAATTGCATCTATAACATCAGGAGACCCCGTGGTAGGGGTAATTACTAACACAGACTTCATAATTAAGCAATCATAAAAAAAGGATACCCTTTCGGGTATCCAAGGGGTTATATTAACGTACGCAAATCATCATTTCATTACGCGTAGTATTAGTATTAGGATCATACACCTCAACATTGCAAGGGTATTTTTGCGGCACGTAATAGCGTTGTTCTTGTATAATAACTTGACGCGGTACAACTACAGGTTGAGGTTGATTCTGAGCTTGCGCATTAGAAATAACTGCACCTAGGATGATACCACCGATAAGCGGACCAGCCCAGTTATCATTATTACGATTTTCAACAATAACACCATTATGTGGGCGAGGATTGTAGTGACGGTTATGATGATATTCGTCTGCTATAGCAGTTACGGAAATCAGAGCAGTAACGAGGATAACGATAAACTTTTTCATAAGAGACTCCTTAGTAGATGTATCTATTATAACGGATCGAGCGAGAATTGCAACAGTTGCGTTACGTTACGGCCTTATAGCGTACCTGTTTCTTTAGTGCATCTTTACGCATTAAGAACCACTTTACCTGACCTGATTTTCTCACCTTAATATATTCGACACCATCAATATATTTAGTATCTTGATAATCGTCACATACCCACTCCTCCGAATTAAGTGGATTAACTAATAATAATGGTTGTTTTTTAATATTCATTATTCACCTGTTACATCTAATAGATAATTATGTGCCTTCTCTTCATCATAAAAAAATTTAATCTTACTCACCATTGTATACTCATTATAGAAAAAAATCAATATAGTATCTTCCAAAAGGCTAGCTTTAACTAACCAATTTCCAAATCTAACTGTTTCTAACGTTAAGTATTTCATAGGTGATATTTCTATCACCTATTTAGTCAAAACAATCTAGACAATGCCTCTACGATATAGTAACGTAATTTTGCGTTCTAAATCATATACATCAACAGATGTAGCTAGATAATCCTCAACTTCTTTTCTATAATTTGGGGTAAATGTTTCTTTTACCCAAGACCAAAAAGAACTAAAATTAGGGATTAAATCGCTAAACTGAACTATAGGTTTTAAATTAAAATCTATGTTTTCAGCGTCTATCATTTTACAGATCCTTATCTACAGGATCTTCTGTAAGCAATTGTTTTGTACTTTTCTTTAGCTTAGTTACAGACTTTGCTTCACTAGGTTCTTGAATGTCAATTTTCTTTGGCTTTTTGTGTTCGGGAATAATACGTTCCAGAAACACTTTTAGCATACCGTTAATCATCTCTGCATTGTTAACTTCGATATGATCATCGAGTGCAAATGAGCGAGTGAATGCACGGTTAGCAATTCCCTTAAACAAGAACGCTTCCGTTGTATCGGCATCGTCAGAATTAACATTACCCTTAATCAACATCTTACCGTCTGCCAACTCGATTTCAATATCTTGTTTAGCAAAACCAGCAACAGCAAGTTCAATTACGTATGTATTGTCGCCTGTTTTTTTAATGTTGTATGGTGGGTAGTTGGGAATGTTTTTTGTTAGATCATCATGCATCTTGGCCATTTTATTAAACTGGTCATCAAAGCCAACAAAAAATTTATCAAAGTCCTTAAAGCCTGGACCAAATACTGATAGGTGTGTCATATTAAGCTCCCTTTTTCGTAATACCAGAAAGTGTATTTGCAAAAGTTTCTGTAGTAACGGTCATTACGTCATTAGCAGACTTAGCAATTTGTTTTGTAAAGA